TAAAGGCGGTAATCCAATTAAAAGAATTGGAAAAGGAATAGAGGGAATAGGAAAAACTGGTAAAAGTATAATTGGTGGTTTAACTGGTGGAGCAATAGGGAAAAGTCCACAAGAGGATTTACTTAGACAGCAAAGAGAAGAAGCTGATAGACAAGCCAGAGAGGCAGCAGAAAGACAAAGATTAGCCATAGAAGCTGAAAACAGAAGAAGAGCAGAAGAAAGAGCAAGAGCAGAAGCAGAAGCAAAAGCCAAAGCTGAGGCAGAAGCTAAAAGACAAGCAGAACTTGAAAGACAAAGAAAAGCCGAAGAAGAGTATAGAAACAAAGTAAAAACAGATACTGAAAATATGCAAAGGGATATAGACGGCTTTCAAAATAAACAACAAGGAACAAATTTAACTGATAAACCTCAAACAACTGTTGATTTTTCAAAAAGTTTGAAACTGAACAAAGACAGAGATGAGGACAAACTTAAAAAGATTTTTAAAACAGGTAGGTAATATATGAAAAAACCATCAAAAGAAAAATTAACATATTATTTTGAGGAAGCTAAAACTTACAAAGACGATATAAAAGGTGACTATAACGAAACATTTGAATTGACTGATACATCATTCACTATAAAAGATGACGCTTCAAGACAAAAGAGTGTTTCAAGAAAAGTAGACAGTGTTGTATTAGAAAGTCAAAGGTTTCTATCAAATTTTATTATGATTTCTGTTTTTCCAAAATCACAAAAATGGGCTGAACTAAAAAGCAATTTAGATGTAATAAAAGCTATTGAGGAAGTAAATGACAATACAGCTGAAATGATAAAAAAAGAACTTGATGAAATTTTAGAAGAAAATTCAGAAACAGTTTATAGAACTAATAGCAATACCAATTATTATACAGAAGTCGCAAAATCAGTTAGTGATTGTTTAAAAGTCGGAACAGGAATATTTAAAATAATTGAACTTAATTCAACTGCAAAACCTTTTACGTATAGTTATCAAAATCTTGATAATATCTTTTTCTTAGAAGATATGCAAGGCAAACCTAATATCGTATTTAAAAGATATGTAGAAAAAAATCTACAAGATTTAATAGATCTGTTTGGACATCTTAATTTCAAGAAACCTGAAAGCTTAAACAGCGAGGAAGAATTAACTGAAAAAATTTCTGTTATAGAAACTATAATTGCAGAGTTTGATGAAAAGAAAGCGGTAAATATTTATCATCATTTTGTACATACAGAAGAATTTGAAGAAGAGTTAGTTTATGAAGTACTTGAATATAATCCTTATGTAATATTTAGATGGCAAGTGGATAGTTCTAACCCTTGGGGAATTGGTATAGGTAGAGCTAACAAACATCTTATTCAACAACTTAATGAAAATATAGAGAAAAGAGCAAGACATAGAGATAAAATTGTTGACCCACCAGCTAATTTTTACGGGGACATAAGTTTAAGAAATAAGGTTAGTTTAAAACCTGGAGCTATTAATTATGGCGGTGAATGGAATGACGCCAATAAAATGGGAATACAACCTATAAATTTAGGAACTAATCTTGTTCCTATCGAACAAGATATAAATGATTGTAGGGAAAGAATAAGAAAAGCATATATGGCACAACCTTTAGGAGATGTACTGGAAACAAAAAATAGGTCAGCAACTGAAATGGAACTAAGACAAGAAATGTTTAGAAGTGAATTTTCAGGGACTTATGAACTTATTAATACTGAATTATTAGAACCGATATTTATGAATGCTTATTATATTTTAGAAAAGAAAGGTTTATTGAATGCACTGGAAAACGAGGACTATGTAACACATTCAAAAATACATTATGTCAATGAATTAACTCAAAATTCAGGTCGTGAATACGGATTAAGAATAATTGATTTTTATAATATGGCTTCTCAATTAGTACCAGAAGAACAAAGAGGATTTATTATAAAATCGGCTGAAGCAGTTGAAGATATAAGAGATAAAATGAATATCCCAGCAAGTATTGTTAATTCAAAAGATGAAATTATAGAATTGGTAGAAAATCAAAGAAGATTATTAGAAATAGAAACATTAGCACAAGCTCAAGAAAATGTAGGAAAAAGACAAGAAACAGGAATACCCGAAAGAGTTAAACAGGGAGTAGGTGGATTAGGTGATATTTAATGATAGAGAAAGAAAAAGTAAATATGATGATTTTTTAGCAAAGTATGCAGGAGATAATGATTTATTAGAACTCATTAAATGGTGTGCATTAGACTGGGAAGAAACAAAAGAAAATTATTATCAAAACTATGGTAAATACCCAGAACAAAGAAATTTATTAATCAAGCTAAAATTTGATTTAGTAAATAAAAAAAATGAAATTATAGAAAATATGAAAGGAGAGTAGTAATGGATGACGATAATTTAGAAGTAAACCAAAATTTAGATACGGGTGATGGGCAAACTCAAAATCCACAAGGAGATGATAATAATCTTGATATTCTTGATAATCAAAACGATGATATTCAAAGCAAAGAAGGGGAAGGAGATATATTTGACCCTACTAAAATGACATTTGATGATGTTGAAACTTCTTTTAATGGATATGACCTATCAAGTTTAAAAGAAAAAATAGACACAAATGAAGATAGTGTAAAAGCTTTAGAATCTTACACAAGTAAATTTCAAGAGTTGGGATTATCACAAGAACAAGTTTTAGGGATAGTTGGGTTTATGGCAGAACAAGGAGAACAAGCTCAAAGTCCACAAGGCATAAAAGAAGAATTAAACAAGCATTTAACTTTTGAAGAAAAAAGAGCTTATCAAGCAAATTGTAATTTGTTACAAAGAGCTTTAAAAGGAACACCTGAAGAAAAGTTTTTTAATGCAATAGCTTCTGACCCATATGCTATTAAAGTTTTAGGCAGAGTTATTAATTTTGCAAAAGGAGGTAATAATGTAAGTGCAGCAAGAACAGAAAGAGAAACAAGAACTAATACTTATATTAGTGGAGAAGAAGGAGTAAAACAATTTAATGAATTTCTATCATCTTCATCTATTGATGAAGAAGCAGTAAAAGCTAAGGTAAAAGAAATTCGGGGAAAAATTATTAATCAAGAAGAATTAAGTTATTTTAATCAAATAGTAGGAGAAATTTAAGGAGGTAAACAATGGCAAAACCATTAGAACAAGTATTACAAGAAAAATACGCAACACAAGCAAAATTAGCAATGTCAGTGCAAAAACCTATGGGACTTGTTAAGTTCTGTGAAAAAGGCGATGCAACATCTGGGGAAAGTTATACATTTTATAGAGCAGAGGAATCAACAGCAAAAGATGGATTACCATCTATGTACAATGATGATGCAAAAGGTTATAAAGGGGATAGTGGAAGCAATGGTGGAGATGCTGGACCTTTAAAACCTTACAAAGTTTTTGGAGATTATATATCATCTCAACATAAAATAGATGATATTGATTTCAAAAAAACTAGCTTAGATGCAAAAGGGACTTTACAAAAAACAATGTCAATAGCAGTAGAACATAAAGCCGATGAAAAAGTTTTAAAATCTATAAAAGACAAAGACAGTGATTTGGCAAAACAAGATTTTGCTTCTGGAACAGCAAAAGGTATAGATGATGAAAAAGTTATAAGAGCCTTAGTTGGGAAAATAGCAGTTGCTCACGCAAGTGCAGCAATGACACCAGATGGACAAAAAGGAGTATCAGTTTTAATAAATTTAAAAGACTGGGAAATATTAGTTCAATCTAATTATTTCTTAAATGCAGATTTTAAAGACAGTATCGAGTGGGGAGATAATGAAAAGCCTACTCGTATAAAGGGAGCAGAATTCTTAGTTACTAAAAATGACAATATGGTACCATCAGGAACTATTTATGTAGTACCATCTAACACTTGTGGATTTGCTACTTGGAAAGGAACAGAAAAAGGAGTTGCTGAATATCACGAAACAGATGGAGCTAGATGGCATTTACAAAATAGAAAATATGTTGGAGCTATCTGTATAGAACCTAAATTTATAACAAAATTTACATTTAAAGCAACAGCATAACCTTTAAGGGTAGGGGTAAAACCCTACTCTATTTTTATGGAGGAAATATGGATTTTAAAACAGGGAAAATCATAGAAATAGTAAGAGAATTTCTAGCAAACGGCGAAAATAAGTTTGAAATAAATGGAATAGATTTATCAAAAGCTGTATTTATGTATAGAGAAAGAAATACAAGTTTTATTCCTATACCAAAAGGAAATTACACAACAAAGTTAGAAAGCAATGTTTTGTATCTAAATATAGATGACAATATAAAAGCCAAGGCTTATGAATATCAAATAATTTATACTCCAGATATGAAAGCTGGAAAATATTTGGAAGAATACCCAGAACTTAAAGTATTAGTGAGTAAATACAATGA